GCACTGGCAGGAACTGGTGTAGGTAAATCATTATTCATGTGTCATATGGCAGCAGCTACCTTACTACAAGGTAAAAATGTTCTGTATATTACTCTTGAGATGGCAGAAGAAAGAATTGCAGAGCGTATTGATGCTAATTTATTGGATGTTAATATAAAAGATATTGCTGAACTCCCTCGTGTTATATTTGAGAGTAAAATTAATAAGATTGCTAAGAAGACTCAAGGTACTCTTATTATTAAAGAATATCCTACTGCATCAGCACACTCAGGTCATTTTAAAGCGTTGCTCAATGAACTTACATTGAAAAAATCCTTTAGACCAGACATTATATTCATAGATTATCTCAATATCTGTTCATCATCTCGTATTCGTGCAGGATCTAATGCTAATTCATATACTCTAGTTAAGAGTATTGCAGAAGAACTTCGTGGATTGGCAGTAGAATTTGGTCTACCTATTGTATCTGCTACACAGACTACTCGTAGTGGTTATGGTAACAGTGATGTAGATATTACTGATACTAGTGAATCCTTTGGTCTACCTGCTACTGCCGATTTGATGTTCGCACTCATCAGTACTGAAGAATTAGAAGGTATTAATCAAATTATGGTTAAGCAATTGAAGAATAGATACAATGATCCTACTATTAACAAGAGATTTGTTGTGGGTATTGATCGTGCTAAGATGAGATTGTATGATGTAGATCAAGATAAAGGTGGACAGTTGATAGACAGTGGTCAATTAGAGGAGAGTAACCCTAAAGAGAAGTTTCAAAAGATGAAACAAAAGTTGTCTGAGATTAATTTTGCATGATAGAATCTGTAAATGATAGGTGGGCAAAGATATCTGTCCTCAACAATCTTAAGTTTGAGTTCTTACATCTTGGTGAGGATGAAGATATACCTGTTCTTAGTACTCAAGATTATTTTAAATATCCTGACCTAGTTCGTAAGTTTCTTGATGAAGGACAGTGGTGGTCTGCTGGATGTAATGATATGAATGAGATTATAAGGCCAGGAATTTCTCTTTTTATTCATCCAGAAATCTGTGAGTTCTTTACATTACCTTTAATAAGACCAATAGCATCGTTGCTAGGTGTAGATAAGATGGGTATTATCTCTACTAACGGTAATTGTTTTAAATCTGATATGCCATTGAAGACTGTTGATTCTGCTTTTCCTCATACAGATACTATGTCAAAGGAGTTTAATCAAACTGCAATGATAGCATATAATATAAACCTTACTATGGGTGAGCATGTAAAAACTGGATTCTGGTCTATGAATAATAAGAAAAGTAGACTAGATTTTAGTTGGAATGATGAATCTGATGAGGAAAATTTTAAAACTGATATACAGAGATCATTCGTGAAGGATAGTAAATGGTTCCAGATTGATGACTACGGTCCTTATAAACTTGAAACTGTTCACGAAATGTGTTACAATAGTTTTACTGCATATCCAACACATTTTTTTCACAATCCATACATACAACCTGAATGGTTTAAAGATCATCAAAGAGTTACCCTAGCAGGTTTCTTAGATCTATCAGAAAAAGATCTAGATTTTGAAGACCAACATTTAGATTCCGTATGTTATGCTTGGGAGTTTCTTCATCTAAATAAAGTGCTGAACTTTCACCCAGAAAACACAAAAACAATTTAGTATTATGCCAACATATTCAGATGCTATTTCTGATAATGATTTTTCATCATCTCAGAAGCAACCAACACCACAACTTAAAAGACCTAAGCGTCTTAAGGAGTTCTGGGAGTCAGAACCAGGTGATGCAGGGACAGAAGGATGGAAAGATGATCCTGATCATCCCACTGATGCTCAACTTGGCAGTGTTGCAAACCCAAACAATGCAAGACCTCAAACTAGAAATCAAGTACCAATCCTAGACGATTCCAATGTAGTAATCACTCCTGATAAGGTTACATCATCATCACCTAATGCTAAATGGACAGAGTATACTAACTTTGTTGATGCTGTAACCAGCGAACCTTCTAAGAATGGGTCAGCATTTATTGCTCGTACTGCAGAACTACAAGCACAGGGATGCAAGATTGAGCGTTTACTGACTGCTGCTGTTGGTATCAGTGCAGAAGGTGGTGAGTTCATGGAGATCGTCAAGAAGATTGCTTTCCAAGGTAAACCTTATGATGAAGCAAACATTAATCATCTAAGGGTTGAACTTGGTGATGTACTATGGTATGTTGCACAAGCATGTATTGCTCTTGATGTATCTCTTGATGATGTTATCGGACAGAATATTAAAAAACTTTCTTCCCGATATCCTGGTGGAACATTTGATGAATACTTCTCAGAGAATCGTCGTATTGACGACATCTAATCTAAATAAGAGGGAGAACATCCCTCTTTTTTTGTATGGCAACGAATGCTATTGAGACCGCACAGCAGGAAAATGGGTCTAGATATTGGTTTGAATCATCTTTAGAGAAAGGAAAAGAACCTACTGACTCTGAAATGAAGAAGATTTATGGTGGGTATACACCAGAGTGGAAGAACACATATAGAAAACAAGTTGCTGCACTTAAAGGTTTCCTTAAAGGTAAAAAAGGATATGAATACTCTAGAGACAATGGTATCATGCCTTACATTGAAGGTATAGCATCAAAAGATTGTGGTGTAAGTGTTAAAGATAGGTGGAATCCTATGGATATTGTGATGGTTCAGACTAGTATGAAGAGGGTAGTACAGGGAACTATTCGTGAACTAACAAATATAGATGGGATGAGTAAAGATGCTAGATTAGAATTGCTCAATGCTTACATGAGAGAGACACTAAAAGATAAAGTTTTGATAGGTGTATCACTCAAAGCAATTAAAAAAACTAAAGTGTCTGCTAATGCAGAAACAGCAAACATGGCAGACACCAAGGCCAGAATTAATATTGATCTAATAGGAGGTTCTATAAAATGTGATCTTACTCTAGGTAAAAAGAATGATTATCTATTTGATACTGGTGAATTAGCATTTGATATGAAAACTGAGAAGGGTAGTATACATGGACAGTCTAGAAATTTTCAATACTCACAACCAAGAAATGTTGTTCAGACAGATCTAACACCTAAAGGAGCAGATGCTGGTGCTAAACTAGGTAAAGTTTCTAGCACAGCTATGGATGACTTTCTAAGTTCGTTGAGTATGTCTAGACCTGTATCACCTTCAAAGCATCCTCATATTCCACCCGTAGGTATGTGGAATGATAGTGATAAACAGTACTGGATAAGTTTATATAATAGATTGCAGAGTACAAATATAGATTTTGGTGAGGTTGCAGTATATCAGGGAGGAACTTTAATACAGAAAGGATTTGAAAATGTATTAGATTTTGCTATCAGTTATGAAGAAGACCAAATGAACAGGAGTTCTGCAGGTAGATTCTCTTCTAAATTGATTGCAATGGAATGGGCAGAGATATGGACAAAACTTCAATCTAAGGGTAAAATGAAAGAGTGGTGTAGGTGTTTATATTATGGTGCTAAAAAAGAATTCTCATCTAAAAATGGTCCTTTCTTAAAAATATATTAATGAAACATGAAATGATTTTTGGGATTCCTATGTTTAGGTACTATTTGGATCCCACTGAGTTGCAGAAGATTGCAGAAGAAAAATTTGGTGAGTTTGAATCTTTACCTGTTAACCATCCTCCCGATGGATGGGAGTGTACATTAAGATCAGAGTTTCTAAATTGTAAAAAGAATGAGTATAAAAGTTTCTATGATGATATCTTAAAACAATTTGCTCAAGATATAGGAAGACCAAATGGTAGATGTAACATATATGAATCGTGGTTGAATTATTATACTGGTGGACAGAATCAAGAGGAACATGACCATCTACCAGGATTTTATTCTGGTTGTCATTTTGTTAAATTCAATCCTGATATACACAAGTCAACTCGATTTGTCAATCCACTGTATTCGTTATATTCCTATCAATATAAGGACATTGATCTAGAAGAAGTACCAGAATTTTCTAGTCATCATTGGTTCCCAGATGTAAAGGAGGGTGATATCATTATATTTCCAGCATGGTTGAAGCATCTGGTATTGTCGCAGGAAACCACAGAGCATAGAATCACTCTTGCGTTTAATATAAATACCATCAAGGGTTCTACTCGTAGAGTATTTTGAGTACATGAAGTCTTTTACAAAATTTATAACTGAATCAGCATCTAACGCTGCCAAGCAAGCCAAGAAATTGGGATTGTCTGGTGACGGTCATGGATCATGGGTAGACGCAAACGGTCGTATAGTCGGACGCACCGTTGATGGAGAGTTAGTATTTAATAGTGGAAGAAAACCAGCACAAGAAACTGATCCC